TTCCTCCTCGATAACTTCATCCTCTGTCTCTGCTTCCTCCATTTTAGGAGCCTCTGCTGCTTTTGCTTTAGAGTTGACAACATCTTTTACTTGTGCAAGTGTAGATGCGGGATCTTTCAGCTTCGCTGAATCGTCATCAGGTTTATAGTTTTCTGGTGTAGGACCACCAAGATCCTCTACTGGGATACCTGATGAAGGCATTGGATCAGCTTTGGCTGCACCTTTGGTGACTACATTTTCTTCGATGTTTTCCATTTAGTGTAAAAAGTTACCGTGGATTTATTTAAATTCGTAAGAATCTATACTTATTTATAGATCTTTTACATTTAGAGGTTATTTAGAAAATCTTGAAAGAGACTTAACTTCTTTTCCTCTAATCTTTTTTGGGTGACAAGTGTATTAATACGCTTCTCAGTCTTTTCTGCGAGTTGTTCACGGAGAGTTCCTCCTTCCCAAACCCACTCTTTTCCTTCCATAATTCCATTCACAAAAGCGTCTGGTGCGGAAGGGTCTGCCACTATGTCGGCAGCGGTTGCTAATTGAAAATCTTCTCCAACCATTTTACAACCATTACTACTTTCTCTAAGTGATCCAACACCACGAGAAGAGACTCCAAGTTTGACTCCTTCATCTAGCAATGATGATGCAATCTTACCCATTGGAGTAGATAGCAAAGTCGCTTTTCCTTTAAAATTATTTCCTTCTCTTACGAGCGAGGTTATTTTGTGGGATACACGATCTAAGTTGACTGTAGGACCTTCTGGATGACCAAGTTCACCAAGTGCTCTCCCTTGACTCACAAAAGTTTTATTGTATCTGTTAACTTCTTTTTCTAGAATATCAACGGGATACATTCTCCCATTACGATTTTTAATACCACCTTGTAGGAATACACCCTCAATACAAAGACGTTTTTTGCCTTTATATTTTTCGGTAATAAATTTTACTTGTGAGACTTCTTCTGTGATAAGTTTCATTATTCGTCCTCTTCAGTTGATTCTTCATCTTCTAATTCATCAACGACTTCTTCTTCCTCTGGTACTTCACCATCAAAAACAGTTGAAGCAACTTCGGGTTTAAAAGCATCAATACGAGCAGCTGCTTTAGCCATTAATGCATCTTTTATTTTGTCAGATACATCACTAGCACTAGCGTCTGTCGCAATCAAATCCACTAATTCTTCCATAAGATTAATTTATAGCAATATGTTTATTTATATCTCGGCTGATTTGGTATCCTTCTGATACTCTGCATCAGTTACTTGTCCTTGTGCATCTAAGTTATCATCTTGAGGCACTTCTCCTAGATCTCCACCTTCTTGAGGTAGTGGTTCACCTGTGATTGGATCAACTTGAGATGGATCTGGAAGTATACCATTCTTGATTTCTTCTTCAATCTGCATATCAATCTCTTCAATTTCTTGATCTGTTTGACGAAGAATTCTCTTTCTTACAAATTCCGTAGAATAATACTTACCAATATATGGTTCAATTTGTGCAAGATTACCTAAACGACCTTGTATCATTTCGGTTTCTTTAAGTTCTGCAAATTGATTATCATATAAGAAGTCATATTGAATATGATCTTCCATTTGTTTCCAGTCTTCTGGAGTTACAATATTCTTTAATATTAACTGAGTTTTCAGCATATCATTAAACATTGCAGCAAAACGTTTTCTTAAACGACCTACAAATTTAGCAAATTTAAGTTCATCTCTAAGTATTTCTGATGAACGACCTAAATTAAATCCACCTTCAGCAGCAATTCTTGATTCTGGAATACCTAATGCACGATATAATTTTTTCTGGAAGTATTCAATATCAGCAAGTTCTCCAAGATTTTGTCCACCAGGTAATGTTGTAATTTCAGTTCCTCTACCACCCTCTCTTCTAGGTAGCCAGAAATCTTCCATCATACTCATAAATTTACGGTCATCACGAACTTCACCAGTTTGTGCGTTGTAAACTAACTTATTACGATAGCGACTCATTACCTCTTTAAGGTATTGCTCTGCTTTTACTTTTGGTAAATTACCAACATCAATATAGAATATTCTTCTTTCTGGTGCTCTTGATAATCTGTATATAACTAAACTATCTTCAATCATTCTTAATTGATTCAAAGCTTTGATTGCTTTATGAAGATACGAGAGAACTCGGTTCTTATTTCGATCTACTAAACCAGATGTGCAATAAGTAATCGAGTCTTTTGCGATTTTAGTTGAACCTTTACCTGCCTGTGCAACCATCCCAGTTGGATAATTAGGTTTCATTGTATAGATATAATATTCATCAAAAGTAGGATTTGGAACAGCATCTTCTTTACTACTGTTAATTCTTACATATGGATCATTATTTCCATTTGTCTTTTTTTCTTGACGAACGAATTTTAATTTCATTGGGTCAATGTATCTCAAATCCTTGATTCCTTCTTGCGGATTCTTTTGATCTATAACCTTTAGATAATATAAACGACCATCGATATACCAATTACGGAAAATTTCGTGAGACTTTTTATCAAAGTCCATCAATTCTTTAATATATCTGAACTCTTCTCGAATCTTTTTCTTTATACTATCACTTGCATTTAAATTTGATAGTTCAACTTCAACAGGAGAGTCATATAGATCACTCACAATCGCTTCATTAACAACATCTTCGATAGCACCATCCGCTTCTGGATGTAATGCCATCTCTCGATATCTTTTAATTAATTCGTGTTCAGAACGATATGCACCTTCAATATCTACATATTGACCATAAAATCCACTCGCTATATAATTATCAACCCCGTCCTCATTATTTTTGGGGACAGGGGAGATAATCGAAGGAGATTTATTCTCTGTTTCATCAATAGAAAAACCAAAAAGTTTCGCCATAGTATAAAGATTTTTTGTATATGTTTATTTAGCTGATGTCTACACCGCCTGATACGGGACTATCTCCCTTCAGAATTTCAATATACTGAACCTGAAGTTCAACAGTAAATTCCTGAATACCTTGAGCGTCATATGATAATTCGATAGGACCGACCTGTGTTGGGAATGTATCATAGAAACGATATTTTCTGATACTCTGTCCATCACGATCAAGTTGGAATACAAATGCGTCAGACTGATAAGCAGCGGGATTAACTAATCCAGTGTTATCACTTAACTTGTTAATTGTATTCATCCAGTTCTCAAATGCAGACCTGATTGAGAAGTCTGTATCGTTGATAACTGTTACTGTCCATGAATCGAAAGTTCTGTCACCTGCGATTTTGAGTACCCTTCCTCTAAATGGTACTTCGATTTGTGCAATGTTTGATGCGGGTAATCTTGCTCCTTTAACCAAGAACCTTGATTTGTCAAGAACTTCCTGTGCTGGTGCAGCAGCATCAGGGAAAGTGAGGACTACTTCAAACAGATTAGCACGAGCACCGCCACCTGTCAACTTACTCTTAAAGTCGGAAATCGTCCTTAGTGGTGGTGGATTTACCTGATTTCTAGCCATAGTTGTTTAAACCTCTGTTAATTAAACGGAACCAATTACTTCTTCAAAGTCAACACCAGTTCTGGTGGCAACGAAGGTAAGACCAATAAAGTTAATTGATCTTGCTGGTTTAATAAAGATATCAGCAACAAATTCATTGCGGTCAATGACTGCTCCTGTGTTATTTGTTTCATCGCAAATCACAACAAAGTCAAATATACCTCTGTTGGATTGAACCTCTCTTAGGAATGGTTCAATAATATTTACGAAGTTTGTTCTAGTTAGTTCATCGTTGAACTCAAAGAGTTGATCCTTAGCCGCTGCTGATATAGCATCTTCTAAGAAAATGAACAATCTACGAACGTTGATTCGGTCAAATGCCGATGATTTACCAAATCCTGTTTTATCTCCGAAGAGTATAATACCAGCACCTGGTGATAGAATTACAGGATTTATTCTATTAGAATATAGAATGTCTCTCTGTTTCTTGCCTGGATTGTAAGCAAGTTTGACTGAATTTAATATAGAACCTCTTGAAGTTCCTGCAGGAGAGAACCAAGGGAACTGCTCAATATCGGTTCTGGCACATGTTCCAGCAATGTCACCATTTAATGGAACATAACGGAATGTGTTATTAAATCTATCAAACATATATTTGTAACCACTATCAAATACACCATATGTAGATGATGTTAAAGGACCAAAGTATTCAATGACATTGTTAGTCATTGTATCAATGTTATTAACAGTAACAGAACCTGCAGAACTATCATTCAAGAATGCTTGACGATAAGGTGAAATAAATGCGACTGCATCTTTTCTTGCTTCTGCAACTGCAATTGCTTTCTCTGCAACTGCTTGTGACTGCTCTTTAGAATGATGAGCAGCACCCATTAATATAAAGTCTACTTCAACGTCTTCAGTGTTTTCAAATAAACCATAACCAGATATTAAATCATCTACACCTGAATTTAAAGCTCCTGATGTTGTATAATCTGATTTTCCACCGTAGTTTTTTCCACCATCAAGTGAAGCAGTGAATACACCAGAAGCACCAAATCCTGCACCAGCAGAATCTGCAGCTTGATCCCAACCATTGTCAGTATCTAATGTATTAGTTGCATCTGTTTCAAAACTGATAGTTGTGATTCCAGTAGGTGCACTACCACCGTAGATATATTTGGAGTTAGTTGCAAGATATTTTCTCCAATATGATGTTGAACCAACAGAATATTCACCGTCTGTTGCTTTTGATAAACTTAAATGTTTTTCAAGAATTGTTCCAGCATTACCTGTAACTGTTCCTTTATCATCAATTACAACAACGTGAAGTTCATCAAATCTACCGCCTCTAGCAGCAGAATAAGATGATGTTCCTGGTGCATCTGCTAATCCATCCCATTCTAATTTAACAGCATTACCATTTTGGTCTTTACTTGTTAATTCGATG